TCGAGGTAGGCGGTACTGCTCTTGCAGCGACCGCCCACAGCTGGTCCAGTTGTACGTATCGCAATCAAGCTGGCACAGATGCACAAGCATTGCCTACCGTTACTGGCAATAGTGGTGCTATCGTTGATCGTCTGGATCAACCAGTCAATACATGGTTCTGCCCATTAGCTTCTGGAGACAGTGGCATCATGGACTTGGCTAATATTCAGTGCTCTGCAGCAGTTGCAACAGGCGCAATCAACTTCGTGATTGGCCATCCACTAGGAGTGATGCAGTTCCCAATCATCAACTCCCTACTGCCATTCAACTGGCTTACAAATCGAAATCTGGCTCCGCGCATCTTTGCAGATGCATGTGTGGCATTGCTCGAACTGCCAAAACCTGCCACAACTGCTACAACATATAACGGCCAACTGTATGCCGTAGGTGCGGCGTGATAGAACTGATTGACCTCCTGAAACGAGTCCCCGGTCTAGGGGACAGTTTCGATGATGGTAGGTTTGTACCGACCAGGACGTCTGTCGACCCTATAATCCCATATACGCCACTAGCTTCGTCTGGAGATCCTGAACCTACAACTGGCATACGAGCCGTAATAACGTGGTTACAGATAGATCCGTCCACAGGTACTCATCCTACCTTGACGACGTCTATCAATACTGCAATCCAAGCACCAAGAAGTACATCTCTCAGTCTAGCACTAGCTATTCAACAGGCTAGAAATGCCTCTGCATCTATTAACACTGCTATTGCAGTGCGTAATACATCCACGGCCAGTATTCAGGTAGCACTTCAACAAGCAAGGACTGCTACTACAAGTCTTAATACGGCTGTTCGCCAATCTAGATCTGCAACAGTTCTTCAAGATTTAGCGATTCAAGTATCTAGAAGTGCTACAGCACTGATAGATGTGGCAGTGCGTCAAAATCGTACAGCATCCACATCTATCAATACAGCGATACAACGTGCTCTTAATGCGGTTGCATCAATTAATACTGTAATACAACAGCATGTTACAGTATCTACACAGGTCAGTTTGATGGTGCAAGCGGTTACATCCGCGTCATTCTCCATCAGTCTTCAAGTACAAGTACCGTCTTCACTTAGTGTAGCCATTAACTTAGCCATTCTTCAGGCTAAAACAGCTACGCCCCAGATAGATACAGCTGTTCAGACCAATAGAACTACAGTTGCGTCTATAAATGCGGCCATCCGTGCAGCTAACAATCTGAATTTAGCAGTCAATACAGGTATATTAGTAAATAGAAACACTAATACATCTGTTCAAACAGTTGTTCAACAAGCTAGAACAGCTACAGCTAATTTAGAAGCCGCTATCAGGTCTAATAAGACTACTTCAGCTAATATAGAGACTGCTATTAGGGCTGCAAGAACGGCTACAGCTTTACTAAATACCACTGTACAACAACGCAATATATCTAGTATAACCGTAGATACAGCTGTTCAGAGAGCATTAAATGCTCTTGCAAATGTAGATGCAGTGATAGCTATATCTCATAATCTATCTACGCAAATCAGTTTATTGGTGCAAGCTGCTACTAATGCATCTTTCTCAATAAACTTGCAAGTGCAAATACCTAATTCAATTGCAGTTGCACTCAATGCGGCTATCTTGGAACATAAGACAGCTTCCATACCTGTCGATGTAGCCATTCAATTAGCTAAAATTGCTCAGGCCAATATAAACACAGCTATTAGCCAACATAGATCCACATTAACATCTGTTAATGTGCCAATTCAAGCTAACTACACATTACAAGCATCTATAGATACTGCAGTAGGTACGTCCAGATCTGCCCAAACCGCTATAAATGCTGCTATAGCGTTATTGAGGACTGCTGCAGTTAACCTGAATATGCAGATTCAGGCTAGATTTACACGATCTTCTCTGATAGATCTCGCTATATCACAGTTAAATACAGCTATAACTAGTATTAATGCAGCTGTACAAGTAGGTCGTCAAGCCTCTACAGTATTAGATCTGGTTGTGGCATTACATAATCAGATGATTTTCGATATAGATATGCTGATAAATGCACGTAGATCTGTACTTGCATCAGTTAATCTATATGTAGATGATGGATCCTCAATTGTACCTAGTCCAGAACGTACATTTACTGCGAATGCAGGTAATCGCATTACGCACATGGATAGCCAAGGTAGATTTGTGAAAGCTGCCTATGGTCGTACATACATCAAACCAAGTAGGTGACACATGGGCTTCACTACTGAACCTATCACAGAACTGCCAATGATAGTCAAGGATCCGCAGAACGATCTTGACTATTCTGTGTCATTCGCTGACTTCCTTGCTGAAACTGGTGATACTATCGGCAATATCGAAGTTACCTCTGAGTCAGGTAACTGTACGATTCATGACCCGACCATTTCGGCTGGTAAAGTGACAGCTCGTATTTCTGGTGGAACTCTTGGCCGCATAGAGCCAATCAAGTACAAAATACAAACGGCTATTGCGCCGATCAAGACTGCTGAAACAACAATCCTTCTCAAAATTCAGCAGGAGTAGATATGAGTCCGTTAGACCTAATCCGTTCACGTGATGGCAGCATGTCATTGACAAAGCTGTCCGCAAGCACTTTCCACCTACTGCTTGCAACAACTGTTGCATGGATCACATATAAGACTCAGAAGTTCGATGAGCCAATGTGGTTGATTTATTCTGCACTTGCTGTAGGACATGCAACCTACGACAAGACAATGGCTACGATCAAGGATTTCAAGGATCGAAAGCTAGAGTCCACAACTTCACAGACTAAATGACAGTTCATTTCAAATTGTATCCTAAGCAGCAACGTGCTTTAATGACTGCTGCTCAGGAAGTCTTATATGGAGGGGCCGCAGGCTCCGGCAAGAGCTATATGATGCGTGTATTAGCCATTATCCTGTGTATGGAAGTGGCTAATATCAAAGTGTTCTTGTTTCGACGGATGTATAAGGAATTATACATCAATCACGTGTATTCACCAGATGGCTTTTTAGTAATGTTGAAGCCATTTATTGATGCGGGTGAGGTGACGTTCAACAAGTCTGACGGTGTATTCAATTTCTACAATGGTGCACAGATATATCTTTGCCATGCACAGCATGAAAATGATATAAATGCGTATCTTGGCGCTGAAATACATTGTCTATTAATTGATGAAGCCACTCAATTTACAGAACGAATGATTCGATTCATTCGTACACGTGTGCGTCTCGGTGGCTTGCCAATACCTGATCGCTGGAAGAAGCTGCTTCCAAAAATCATCTATGGCACAAACCCTGGTGGAGTAAGTCATTCTTATTTCAAGCGAGGCTTTGTGTCTCATGGTGAAGGACATGTGTTCAAAGCACCTGTTCAAGATGGCGGCATGACTCGTGAATATGTACCAGCTAAATCTGGTGAAAACATAGTCATGATGAGGAATGACTCCGCATATGGCGAGCGGATCATGGGTTTGGGCGATGATCGATTAGCCCAGGCTTATCTTGATGGAAATTGGGATTTAGAAGAAGGTGCGGCATTTTCTGATCTATGGGATGCTAATGTACATTGCATTAATTCCATAGTAATTCCAAGAACTTGGAAAATAGATCGTTCACATGATTATGGCTACTCTGCTCCAGCAGCCACGATTTGGACTGCTGAAAGTGACGGTACACGTGCTATAATCAATGATCGTCAAATCATTCTGCCAAGAAAATCTATAGTCATTATCAATGAGCAGTACTTTGCAGACAAAGAGGATAAGGGTCTGCGATTAATGCCATTTGAACTTGGTCAGCGTATGCATGACCATGAGGCCTCTCATGGTTTAAGAATGCGTACAGAGGCTGGTCCTGCTGATAACTCTATCTTTGATAAAGATAAAGGCATGGCCAGTATTCATGATGACTATGTCAAGAAGGGTATCAGATTTACCAAGGCTGATAAAAGGCCTGGTAGTCGTGAGCGAGGGTTTGTTCTGACCCGTCAAAGACTTAAGGCGGCTGCAACACGAAATATGGAGCAGCCATGGTTATTGGTAATGAGAACTTGTGTTCACACGGTCTCTCAATTACCAGAGTTACCAATTGATCCACAGAATCCACAAGATGTCGATTCTGCGGCTAATGACCATATCTATGATGCTGTGCGTTATAGAACTCTGAAGAGTCTACTTGTGGCCGGTTCTACCGGTGTGATTGGAACTTGAGGCAATCATGGTAAAAAATATAGATCAATTCGCCCATCCGGACTATCTCAAGTACATGACAGTGTACGAGAAGATTCGTGATTGCTTCAATGGTGAAGATGCCATCAAAGCAAAGGGCGTGAAATACTTGCCACAATTATCTGGTCAGCAACGTCCTGACTATGAGAATTACAAGTATCGTGCGCTGTTCTTTCCAATTACTGGTAAGACATGTACATCGATGGTAGGCATGGCTACTACCAAGCCTCCAAAGACTACATATCCTGATCTGATGAAGAATTTCTTCATCGATACAGAGGCTAGCTACCAATTCACAGAATTCTACGTCAGCATTTTCACTGAAGTAGTATTGATGGGTCGTTATGGCGTACTGATTGATGCACCTGAAAGTGTTGTCAATACAGACGCCACAGTACAACCTACACTCTGCCCGTATCTCGCTGAGAACATCATCAACTGGGAAGAAGATGATCGTACTGGCAAACTCACAATGCTGTTGCTGCGTGAGTATGAACGTGAAGAGATTCCGAATGATCGATTCGGTACCAAGATGGTTACACAGTATCGTCATTGCTATTTAGACGATGCAGGTATTTACACGGTCGAAGTGCTTGATGATGAGCTGAATGTTATCAAATCTGCCACTCAACCAATGTTCAGTGGCCAAACTATTGATTACATACCGTTCACTTGCTATGGAGCGTCAGGCGTCCACATGGATGTAGACAAGCCCCCAATGCAAGACATTTCTACAATCAACATCTCTCACTATCTTACAAGTGCTGACTTAGAGTGGGGTCGTCACATTGTTGGCTTACCCACCCCTGTTGTATCAGGTGTGGATTCCAGCACTCAATTGAAGATAGGCGGGACCTCTGCCTGGGTACTGCCTGTTGTCGAAGCCAAGGCTTATTACATGGAGTTCTTAGGTCAAGGCTTAGGATCTCTTGAAAAAGCCATGACAGATAAGGTTGGCTTGATGGCAAGTATTTCTGCAAGACTGGTAGACAACTCTACCAGAGGATCTGAGGCCGCAGAAACTGTTCGATTAAGATACATGAGTGAATCAGCCTCACTTATTCACATTATTGGCGCTGTGGAAAATGGTACCAATATGATGTACAACATGCTCTCAAATCTTATGAAAGCTGGCGGCGCAGTTGTTGTCAAGTTTTCTAAGGAGATTCTGGGAGTTGGCATCACCTTCAAAGATTTGTCGGTGATGTTCGAAGCGTACCTCAATGGCTCTATCAGTAAGGAGACATTGCTGTACAACCTCCGTCGTCTGGATGCACTCGATCCAGAACGCACGGATGCAGAGGAGCTAGCTGCGATGAGAGAACCTCCTCCAGCTCTGGATCCTAACAAGAAGCCTGCTGCCACCCCGGCGCCACCTGCGCCATAATCTGAAGGAAACATCATGGGTCTGAAGTACAAAATCGCTGCGCTGACTGAAGTTGCTGAGGCTGTTCGCGGTCTCTACAAACAAGAAGGCAATGAGTTCGTTCTGGATGTCGATGGTGCTGTGGACAAGGCACGTATCGATGAATTCCGAAACAACAACATCCAACTGCAACAGCAACTGGATAAGTTGAAGGACGTGGATCCAGCCAAGTATCGTGAACTGATGGATCTGGATCGAAAGGTTCGCGAGAAGCAACTGATCGAAGCTGGCAAGGTCGAAGAAGTGGTCAATCTGCGTGTGGAAAACATGCGTACAGAGTTGACTGGCCAACTCACTGAAAAGAGTACTGCTCTGGACAAGGCCAATGCACAACTGGCTGTGCTGATGATCGATCGACAAGTGCAAGCTGAATCCGTCAAGCTCGGCATCCTGCCTACAGCGATGGATGACATTCTGTTGCGTGCACGAGCAGTGTACACGATGGAAAATGGACAGCCAGTACCGAAGATCGATGGCAAGGTTCTGTATGGCAAAGACGGTACCACACCCATGCCAATGAGTGAATGGGTACTGTCCCTGAAGAAATCTGCGCCACACCTCTTTGCTGGTTCGAGTGGCTCCGGTGCAGGTGGTGGTCGCCACACAGGGACCGTGGATCTGTCCAAGGCCTCCCCACTCGAGAAGATCAATGCTGGGCTTTCCATGGGAGGCCTCGTAGGATCGCTTCCTGGCGAGACTCAGTGACCATGAATACCCCTGATCAAAGGGGTGTACAAAGGTCCTCGGGTATATTATAATGTACCCATGATGAAGTTCCGGGGTCCAGGACTTCACGAGCGCAAGCTGGCTCATTACTGACTTCTTGGTAAGATGTCAGGAATGCGCAGGACCCTCCGGTGGAGGGGGATTGACGCAACAGGTCGATTTTTCTTCATCGGAGTTCATCCATGGCTTCTCTCACTCTCGTCGAAGCAGCGAAGATTCAACAGAATCCGCTGATCGCCGGTATCATCGAATCGATCGTCACGGTCAATCCGATGTACCAAATCCTTCCGTTCGATCAGATCGTCGGCAACGCCCTCCTGTACACGCGTGAGAACGCGATCGGCGGTGTGGCGCCGATCGGTACTGGTGGTGGCAGCAACACCATTCCCGCAGCGGCCAAGACGCCCGCAACCTTCACACCGGTGACCAC